CTTGTAAACCAAATTCTACAAAGGGAGCCTGTGTAGGTGATAACTCTTGTATTTGGGTTTGTGTTCCACCGCCTCCGAAACTCATTTTTCTAACTCCTTATAATATTTATATGGTTGAAAGCCAAACTTTACTGCTTTACGACTCCAACCCTTTCTCCATGAGCCAAAAGTAATTTTTGTACACTTCAACTCTTTTGCAATCTCTTCTATGATGTTCCACTGCTCTTGATCTTTTACATTTGCTCCAGAATAACCTGCCCATAAATGCAAGATCAAATCTTGTTTTTGAACAACTACAAACGCAGATGGAATTTGTTTGTTATAAACAATCCAGAGCAAGGAATTCTGAATAAGAATATCTGCATAGATATCCTCTGGAATCCATTGTTCAGGACTCTTTTGTAAAACTAATTCTAATTTGGGACGTAAATAATCCCAGTGCGCCCGTAAATCTTTTGGCGCAATATATACTTTTTCAATCAACCTGTAATCGTAAAAGAAAAGGTTGCACTTGCCGCAGTATTTATAGAATGACTAATTACCGCAGACCCATCGGCTCTACTACTAATAAACATATCTCCTACAAAACTTGCTGATGCAGTATTGGTTGGCATAAAACTAATAACACTATCTGGACCAATACGGGCATCATCTAAATTTGTTTGCGTTGCACTTGATGCAGTTAAATTAATGGAGCCGGTATTATTAATTTTTCCTGCCATTGCATTATTCACTACCTCGGATATCTGGCGAGGCTCTGCACCACTATAGGGAAGTACGCGATATTGACTCAACGCATCCCTCCTGCTTTGATATCTAAATCTACTCCTACAGCAGAAGTATAATTTCCACTAGGAAGAACTTTGATTCTATGATATCTTCCATGAGATCGTAGTGAACATCTATTTTCTGCATCAGCTTGCGCAACACTTCCAAACGAAATGGAACTATCAAGTCTGGCTCTACTTGCAACCGATACATTTGCAGTACCGCCATCAATCTGCGGTTTTGCCAAAGTAATGATGGAGTTTTGACTGACTAAGTCTCCGGTTACAATTTCTGCTCCAGAGTTTGCTCCACTAAAAGCAACAATTTTTGCATCCTGTACACCGGCAAGCAATGTATTATCTGCCACCCAGAATCGATCATCTAAACTAATTCCCAGTGCATCAATACTAGAAGAATAATTATCCAAACTCTCTAAGGTAATACCTTCTGTCTCAACACTAGAGATAAAATCTGCGGTAGTCTCTCCTCTACTCCACTTTTGAATCTGCCAGTTATAAATAATGATGGATTGCGCAGAAGAGTTATTCGTATATAACCAAAATACACATCTTCGAACAGGGTCAACTGCTACACTCATATTATTTAAAAGAGCAAGTTCTGCATCGTTAAAGAAGAATCGATCTACTTTTTCTGCACCGATGGGAATCACCTTTGTTCCATCGCACATATAAAACCCGTCATCACTCAAAAAGAATGAGAGGTTTCCATATTGAGCAATTGACTTAGGCTCCAAACATCCCAGTCCCCTACTAATTGTGTCAAACTGAAAATATAGTGGCGCACCTGCATAGGTCATCCGAGAAATACTTTTTTGTAAAAAGATTAATCCAAACTCGCCTCCTGTAATTCCCTGAATGTTTCCACCATCGGCAATATCTTGGGTATCACTCTGAGAAGTTGGACCAGGCACCCAGTCTGTCTCATCATTAATATCTGACCAAAGCACTCTGTTTGGAAACTCATTCGTTCTTCCACAAACCACAAAATCTCTAACAACACTTACAAAATGCGCAGTCGGAGCAGCACTTGCTACATCTGCAAAGTTGCTACTTGTGCCTAGCGTATAGGCTTGTAGAATCTCTTCTCCGTTTGCCGCTAATACAACCTTGCCGAACTGTGCAGAAGACCATCTGCCGGTCTCTCCTGCGCTGTAATTGCCTGCCTGAGAGATGTTTGTGAGGTTTAAGTTCGATGATGAGTATTCAAATATTTTTGTACTCGATGTTGCAAAAACTTTCGTGGTACTGCCAAATCTTCCACTAAATAATCCATTCAAATTATCACTGGCATCGTTACTAATATTTGATACCGATGGCAGCGGACCATAGCCGATTTGATTCGGAATTACATTAAAAGCGTCTACTAACGCTCCGGCTACCGGAGGTTGATCGGGTAACCACTCCCCAAACGAAATCTTTTCCATTATGAAGCCACGCTCATCGTCATTGGGTTGCCGGAGTATTCTGCCGCATCGTCAGATGCAGTAAGATTGTTCTTGGCTCGGTCATACAGACTTGCCCAAACAGCTAACCTTTGATCGTTCATTAGAAACGGTTCTGCCTCACCTAATGCGGCATATAACAAAGCATCTGGCGCAGTTACTAAAAATGTATTACTTGTATTACTGTCGCTTAGAAAATCTGGTGCCGCATAATGCAGAAGTTTTCCCGTAAACGTTTGATCTGGAATCGGCCCAAAGACAAAATTATCTCCGGTCATTGTAAAAAATACTGGCTGTCCTCTTTCTTTTGTTCTGCCGTTTCGAAAGAAAAAAGAGGGAGATAAATAATCCAGTTGTAATACAGGAGTTGTATCCAGGTGCAAATCTCTAAGTTCTAAAAAATCAGACGGCAGCGCAACAGTCTGGCTCGAGATAGTTAAATCGGTTGTGCTTAACATCTGGCGCAAACGCAAATCCCTGCGCAGGCGAATCTCACCGAGTTTGATAAAATCTGTAATCTGGGATGACAAATCATCTCTTGCAAGATAGTTTGCAACTAGCGACTGTAATTCCGAGTAATTTGAAAAAGCCATTATACGTTTCCGGTTCTGGTTCTAAAGAATCGATTGTCTCCGTCGTTTAACCATGCCTTGAACTTTTTTTCATCAATGACACGAAAACCCTGAAGAATCTTTTTCTTGTTTAAATCATCAATAACTGTTAACGGAATTGATGCAATTTTATTTCCTAATAACTCATCCGACCATCTGGCTCGTTCATCATACAAGTTGTATTCTTTTTTGTTTCTTTCAACAATATCAGTAACATCTTGCGTTTCGGTCATGATAACGCCACCCTCACCGTCTGGATGATAGGTTGTTTTTTTGAATTCCATAATTTTTTCTACTACAAGAGGAAAGAGGGGTTCATTCTAAATAACACATCTTATGGAGTTTAATATGAAAACAGAATAACCCCCTCTTAATACAACTTACGACAAGTCGGCTATTATGCCATGCGCACCTTCATTTAAGACACCGAGCGTATATTCAGCTATAAGTTGCTGTTTATTCGCCTGATCTCCTGCAATTGCAAGATCATTCGTCTCAAACGGCCTTAGGTATGCTACTTCCGCAAATTCTGGGTCCAAAACCAGGGCCACATCATCCGCAGAGTTACTAGCTACCATGAATCTATTTGGAACAACGGATATCGTTCCAAAATCAGACATATACACATCTGCCGCACCTACAATCGTCGTAGGCTGATCGGCAGGAGCCATATACCTCTGAGCCGCAATTCCTGCAAATGTCGAAACAGTTTGCTTATGCGCAGGTGTGACCATCAAAATAGTTGGGTCTCCACCGGACTCATACACTTCTTTAACTACGGTTTTAAGAATTGTTTCCGTGAAGGTTCTTTCAGCCTCACTAGAATCCGTTCTTGCTGTCGTACCTAAAGAGCCTGCAACACCTGCGGAGCCAAAGTCTCCATTAGTGTTTAGCCATGTTTGCAATCCACCGAGCGTTCTGGCAGCGGCCGCACTACCTGCATTTGCTACTTGATTGCTCAATAAAATTGCCTCCATATCGCGCTTAATCTCTTTAGAAGCCTTTGCAAGTTGATAAGCCTGCTCGGATTTTCTACCTGCTTTATCTACTGCCTCAAGTGTCCTTGATACAGAGATGGTCTTCTGCGAGATTTGGCATCGATTGGATAAACGAGTTGTTGCAGAAAGTGTAGCCGTAGAAGCATCTGCTCCTTCAACAGCCGCGTTACCTACATTTACAGCGGCTAAACTATCTGTTTGCCACTCGTGCGTTGTATTTGTCGCCGTGCCTTGACCCACGCTATTTAAAAATGGTGTGTCGGTTGGCGCAATGCTGTAGATAAGATCGGATAAATCCTCTCTTACACCCACGGCACTATGGTTTGTAAATACTGCCATGATTAATTCTCCTAAATCATCTGTTCAAATAACCGGGCCGCATCAGCGACTTTTCCGGTTCGCTTTAACTTGTTTTTTAGCCGTTTGGTTTTCTCAGATTGTATGGAGTCGGATTTGGCAACACCTGCTTTCATCATCTTAGGAGCCTCTTTTACTTTCTTTTGTACATCCGGTTTCGCTGCCATCAACTTATCGTACTGGGATGCTTTCCAGATCGTAATAAAATCACTGGCATCTAATACCCGATTTAACTTTTGCTCCGTATGACCATCAGCCATTGCACTTTTCCACATCTCTTTTTTCAATTCTGCCGCCTTTTCTTCATTTTGAAGATCAGGGATTCGCTCGTGCAATATTTGCTTTTGCACTTCCAGATGTTTTTCTAAATTGCGTTGATTCTCCACTTGTTGCTCTTGGGCAAGGCGTTGTCTCTCTGCCTGAAAAGTCTGGATTTGTTTATCGCGCTCCTGGCGTTCTGCTACCTTTACGGCATACTGCAGGGGGTCTGATTCTTTTAAATGGTCAATGTTTTCTGCCTGATTTTGCTGAGTCAGATGTTGCTCAATTAATTGCAATCTCTGCGCGTAAGTATCTCGTACCTTTTGAGCATCTTCGATCTTTTTACGCTCGCCTTCTAAATTGCTTTTAATCTCATCTACACCTTTTCTCTCATGTGCCAGACTTTCTTGTTTCTTGCGAACATCACGCTCTAGTTGATAAGACTTAATCAAATCATCGAGGGTAACTTCAATTTCCTCTCCACTTGCCTTTACACGGTAAGTAGGAGTCTCTTCTTCAAGTGCCTCTTCTTCTTGATTTTCCTCTTCTTCAACTGCTGCTTCGGCTTGCGCCTCTGGCTCAACGCTTTCTTCTTCTTTTGGCTCGGCTTTCGGTTGATCGTTTGATGCCTCCTGCTTTTCCATAAGATTCAAAAACGCATTTGCTGCTTGGTTCACATCCATTGATTTTGGCTTCTCATGCCCTTCTTCTTGGGTGACGGTCTCGCTCATTCATACCTCCTTAAAATATTTTCCATCTTTTTTCTTCCATTTTGTCAGCTACCGCAATGCTTTCAAAATGAGCATAAATCTGATCGATTGCCCTTATCATGCGAAACGCATATTCTCTATCGTCGATATCTTCAATAGGAGAGTGGACAATTCTTTGTATATAGTTTTGTTTTAGTTTTTCTATCTCTTCTTTGAAAAACTTGTTTTCCAATAACCTTTTGGCTTTTTCTTCAATTCGCAAAATTTATATCCCGAACTGATTCAAAGTAGTCGGGCCTGCTCTATTTGGCGCACTGTCATCGCTTTCGCTATCTCCGATATCAAATAAACCTCGCATAAAAATCGGAACCTGTGCAAATTGAGCAGGTATTCCAAACTCAAAGCCACTAGGTAGCATATCTGTGTAACCTCCTACTCCACTTCTAAAGGTAGGAGTCTGTCCGAGATTATATAGTTGTGCTACGTTGTTATCTGCACCAAAAAAGCCTGTAGGAATGTTTGTAGGCAAAAAGTCCGAACCAGGTGTAATTTGTCTCATTTGGAATTGATCTGGCATACTTTGCACTTGCGATGCCTCTACTGGCATACTTTGATTTCCTACAAATACTGCATCATCCATACCAAATTGATTATCGACTGCTTGAGCCTCCGGAGAGTTTGCAATATTGGCAAGAAGAGTATCTAAGGGAACTCCAGACTGAGCCTCCGATAAATAATAGGCCATACCCACATCGGGAGCCAATGTTCTGCCTAACTCTTTTTGTGCCTGCTGCTGAATTAAATACTCAGGAGAACTCATCAACGTATTTACAATGTCATCACTTGCCATCCCACTAAAAGATTGCAAGGCCGTGGGGTCTGCATCTCTCATAAGAAGTTCGTTATACAGTTGATTAATAATGTCTGGTGTCATGGTTTATCCTACGTTTGGGATTTCTGTATTGGTTGTTGTTCCTGCCGCTAACTTACTTGCTTTTAGTTGGGCCTCAGCTACAAACTCTTGTTTTTTCAACTCCAACTCTGCCGCTGCCTCTTCTCTGGCAAGTTGAATATCTGCCATTGCTTTTTCTCTCTTCAATTGTATTTCTGCTTCTGCCTTTTTCCTGTTGATTTCGATTTGTGCCTGAGCCTGGGCGATTGCCGCCTGAATAGCCGGGTCAGACTTCTGGGGTGAAGGTTGGCTCAAAGCCTGATCGACTTCCGGCGGCACCTCGCGGAAAAATGCCCTTGTATCTTTAAATCCTGCCGCCTCAATAAACTTTCCTAACGTCTCTCGATACTGACCAACACTTACTAATGGATTGCCAGGGCCATACATCTTTATGATTTCTTCTTGTTTTGCCATAATCATTTGAAGCATTGCCATTTGTTGTTGTTGGTCTCCTGTACCCAGTCCCACGTTTATGGTTACGTCATACTGATGGTCCCACTGTCTAGGGTCCATCTGAATGTACTTTCCTCTCATCCTTATCGTTTTGGGTTTATCTTGGAACTTGCATACAAGTTGTAAAATTCCCTTCATTAAGGACTTCACTCCTGTCTCAGCAAAGATTCTGGCAATCAACTCGATCTTTCCACTTGCTGCCGATTTACTTGCCGCAATAGCGGCCGCTGTAACGTTTTGCAATAAATCAGGAGATAATCCCTGCATAGCATCACTGATTCCAGTTCTCTTACCGTGGACCTGATCTAAATACTCCAACATCGGAAATGCCTGCGAGCCTACGTTTTGTACACTCATAGGCACAATGGCATTCGGGGATTTCATCCTCACAATACCGCCTGCCTGTACGTTTAAAAGATCATCTAAATTGACCTGCCCTTCTACTGCTCCGACTCTTGGACTAATAGATAAATATAAGCCATCAAGCATCGAGCGAGTAATCGCTGTCTTTTGTTCTTGGATATCCGAGCATCTGTCTGCTAAGGACTGACCAAAAAACTTGTGTGGTATCGGAAATGGACAAACACTATGAAACGGTATGTAATCAGTCTCGCCGATATCGAGTAGTTCTTCTCCTGCATAAACTGCGCGAATAAGTTGCGCAATTCCTGACTCATCTACATCTGCTCGTAAGTAACACTCATAGACTTCGATTTCCTGCATTGCAAGGTCATCAGAGTCCATGTCCGTTGGCTGCTCACCCTGGTCGTATCTTGCAACTCTCTCAGGAGTGTAGGCCAAAGAATCATAGGCCGGAAGTCCTGCCACCACCTCTGCATCAAAACCGAGAGCCACTAAGTCTGATCTTGTCATCAAACGTCTATGCGCACAAAAAGGAGAGGTTTCTATATCTCTTGCCTTTTTACTTATCAAAAACTCTTCTGGAGGCAGATTCTCTACACAAATTTTACCGACCGAGTTTTTCTTGCGAACCCTGACACTGTGAGAACGAATCACCAGTTCATTACCCATCGGGTCCATCTGCATAGATTCCTGCGTATCTTGCTCAATAATTTCCCTTGAGCCATCTGCAAGCAGCATCGTCAACTCATCATCGGTAAGGTTTTGATACTCTTCTTTGACTACATCGATTTTGGTTTCATAATACGCTTTGACAATGCCTGTCTTTTGCAATAAGGCATCTTTAAACATATTGTGTAATATCTGAAAGCCATCGTTTTCTACATGGAAAATATGATTGACGTACTCTGTAGCTTGCGCGGCATATTGCTCCCCCACAGGGTTTTTTGCTTCAAAGCGCACTACGTCATCACTTGCTGTAAATACACGCATTAACTGCGGTAATGCCCCATCTACTGCCTCGGCAACCTCTCCGGTTACAATCTGGCTTCTGCCTTCTTGCTCGTTACCATAAGGCTCTCTGAGGTATGCTTTTAGGGCCGCTCTCCGATCAGATGTTGTGTCACTCTCAATATAGCCGAGAGCGTTTTCAATCTCGTTTCGGATTGCGTTTTTTAACTGGTTTTTGTTCAATTTTCTTTTCCAATTCCGTTAACCGTTGCTCGAGTTCTGCAAACTTCTTGCGCAGTGCTTCTATGTTTTCACCTTGTTTAAATAGCATCATTTAGATCACCCACTTGTTATTTGCCTTTGGTAAGGCACCCCAGTTTTCATTACTCATTAAATCTACTGCACCAGATAAATACCGAAACGCATCAGCTCCATGACTACTTGCATCATGTAGTGGTGCGCCTGGTTCTCCTGACGCATTCATCGTTCTTTTGTATCTTTTGAGATGATGGATTAAATCCTTTGCCTCATCTTTATCAAAATACGTTCTAGGAAATACCATCCTTGCCTTGATAATGCCCTGCTCTACATCGCCTCTACTTAAGACAAACACATCTCTGCCCATCGAGCGCATCATCTCCTCTGTGCTTCTGCCGTGTTTAAAATCCCTGTGAGAAGCATCATGGGGAAGATAATCTGTCCCGTAGTTATAATCGAGACTGTCAATCTCTTTTACATAACTCTCTAGCGTTCTATGGCTATCTTCAATATATTTAATAATGCGTATTTCACTTGCTGCAACCTGACAAAAGATGATTGCCATTGCATCATTCCATCCTAAGTCCCATACGGTATGCACCTTTAATGCAGGGTCATACGGAACAGTTCGGATTCTCTTTTCCTCTATAGCTTGCGTAATCTCTGTATGAAAGATTGCTCCTTCTACCGTCGGCCGACACTTTCCCTCCCAGATGGTCTCGTAACTTCCTGGGTCTCGTTTCTTCCAGTCGATTCGCTCTTTTTCTAACGTATCTGGAAAAAAGGGATTGTCATTATAATTAACCTGACATACCCAACTATTGTCCGGTGCATTCGTTACGAACCGGTCATAGGTTGGGTCAGATTCCAGTTCTGGATTGAAGGTTGTCCACACTTCTGAGCCTTCTTTTCTAATGGTTGGAATTAAGATATCCCAGGACTTCTTAGTACAAACCTGCGCTTCTTCTACCCAACAAATATCGGTACCTTCGTAACTCTTGAGATTCACAACACCTTGCTGACGGATTCCAACAAAAGTAATCTCTGAGCCATTTTTCCCGATAATCTTTTTTTCCTGCACATCGAATAAATGATCTAAGTTCATTAACGTAATTTGATCTTTCAGTAATCGATGGACACTTTCTTGGATGCTCTTTTGGGTCTCCCTTGCGCATAATAT